ACCTACTGAAGATAATCCTGATGTAGTAGTAGTTGATTGTAAAAGAAGTAGAGGATATTCATTTAAGACATTCTCTTTTGAGGTTAAATCAGGACTACCTCAAATATGTGAAATGCCTGATGGAGTTAATGATTTTATACATTCGTGAAGTTGACATTAGAATTAAACATAAGACCCCTTGCTCATCAATCATTTAAGATTGGTAGAGGTGGCATAAAGTATAAACCTAAAAAGGTTAAAGACTATCAGGAATATTTAAGAAGGTTGGTTAGCGAACAGTTACCAAAAGACTTTTATATAATTGAAGCAGGATCAGAAATTAAAGTTAATTATATAGAATATATATATGCTTATCCTAAAAGTTTCTCTAAGAAGAAAAGAGTAAAGACATTTAAAGTTACTAAGCCTGATTTACAGGACAACCTTAATAAAGCTTTTTTTGATTCTTTAGAGGGTTTGTTATATGAACAAGATCAGAATATAGTAGAAATAAACAGAATGAGTAAGTTCTATGGAGAAGCTGATAAGATAAGAGTAGAATTTGAATATTAATTATGAATGTACAATTTGAGTTTATTAAAGGATTTTTACTTGGCATAGATTATGTTGAGGACATTGAGATACCTGAATATGATACTACTGCAGATCTATTAAGAGTCTGTGCTGGTTTTGTATTCATACATTTCTTCTTTTTCAAATGATGGAACTGTTATCTAAATATCATAAACTTTGGATTTCTATGGGAATATCTATGGGCATACCTAAGCACTTAGTAGAAGACTTCGTGCAAGAAATGTACCTGCGATTAAATAAATATGTAAAGAACCCAGAGAAGATTATGTATAATGAAACAGATGTAAATAAATTTTATGTATATATAACAATAAAGAACTTATATAATGATTATCTAAAAGAAAGAAGTAAACATCATATGGTTCGTCTTGATGATATAGAAGTTAGTTTTGAAGTTGTAGAAACAACATCAGAAGCACAGTTAAAACAAGAAGTACAAAAGCAAAAAGCAGAGGAAAAATTAGTAGATCTAATACAAAAAGAAGTGGGTAGCTGGGATAGATGGTATGACCAAAAGCTATTTAAAATATATTACGAAACAGATATTAGTATGCGTAAACTATCTGCAGATACTAATATAAGTGTTACATCTATATTTAATAGTTGTAAGAATTATAAAGAAATACTAAATACAAAGTTTGCAGAAGATTTCCAAGATTACATTAATGGGGATTTTCACTTAATTAAAATTAATAAAAATGACAAAGATTCCTCCGAAACCTAACGACAAGAGAACCAAACGATATAAAGAATGGGTTGCTAAATATGAGAAGCAATCTGATGGAGTTGGTGATACTGTAGAAAAGATAACTAAAGCTACAGGAATTAAAGCAGCAGTTGATGGTGTGTTTGATGCACTTGGAAAAGACTGTGGATGTGATAAAAGAAAAGAGACATTAAACAGAATGTTTCCATATAATAAACCTAATTGCTTAACGCAAGATGAACATAGTTATTTAACTGACTTTTATTCACAGGAAAGAAATAGAATATCAGTAGAAGAACAAAGACAACTACTAACTATATACAACAGAGTATTTAATTATAATGATAAGATGACAAGTTGTGGCAGTTGTTTTGCTGGTAAACTCAATAAGTTAAAATCTTTATTTGACAAGTATGAGTAACGATAAGCATCAAGAGAGAAAGAATACACCTGTTTATACAGGAGTAATAAAGTATTTTCCTAATGCACTTAAGTATGTTAGTAAGGTAAGTTTACAGGGCAATACTCAACATCATCCTGACAAACCACTTCACTGGGATAAAAGTAAATCAACAGATCATTTAGACGCACTGACAAGACATCTAATTGATGCTGATAAAATAGATGATGATGGTTTGTTACATTTAGGTAAAGTAGCTTGGAGAGCTTTAGCTGCACTTGAGAATCATATAGAAAATTTAGATCAATGAAAAAAGATATAGCAAAAGAATTAGAAGAGTTTGCACTTGTCATAAGAGACAGGTATTCTAATAAACAGAGAGCAGGTAACTTTAATAATGAAACATTTGAGATGGAAGAAATAATTCCTATGTCAGATCATACAGCTACAGTTATATTTAAAAAAGATACAGGTAAGAAAGCTGCCTTCTTTTTCTATTATATAAATATGGGTAGAAGTAAAGGTTGGAAATACTTCGTTCCTACTGACAGTCATATACTTGGTATGGCTAATTTTAGCTTCTATAAAATGCAAGTAGAAAGAGAGAACTATAAACATAACTTTAATAAATAGTTGCTTGTTAACTATTTGTTCATTATATTAGCACTATGAAAACAAAACGATGTAAAAAATGCAATAAGGTTCTTGACATTAATTTATTTCCTGTGAGAAAGGATTCTGCTGATGGATATAGAAATGAGTGTAAAGAATGTAAAAAGAAATATATGAGTAGTTTTTACAGCGAAAATAGAGAAGAACAAATTAAAAAAAGATCTGAATATAAAGCTAAAAGAAGATCTACTGATCATAAGTGGAGATTCTGGAAGAATTTTGAAGATAGAGTTGGTGAATTTAAAAGGAAAAGAGGTTACACTGTCAACTCAACAACACAAGAGATGGTTGGTATAACAAGAGAGGATTTTTATAAATACATAGAAGCTCAATTTACTGATAAAATGAGTTGGAGTAATTATGGCTCGTATTGGTGTGCAGATCATAACATATCTTTGTTTTATTCTGAAAATGAAGAGCAGTTTGTAAAACTAAATTATTTTACAAATATAAAACCACGAACTATAAATGAAAATAACAAAAAAGGTATAAAAATATATGATTAGATTATTAGACGGTAAGGAATGGGAGGAGAAAGACCTGTTAGACAGAATGGATGACGATAGTTTTTACTATGGTTATCTTGGTGAAGCAGCTTTATCTTCAAGTAGTATAAAAAGTTTATACGAATCTCCTGTTAAATATAAAGCATACCTTGCTAAGGACAATGGTGATGTTCCTGCACTTAGAGAAGGTAGATTATTTCATATGCTTCTTTTGGAATACGGCAAGATACCTGACAGATATATTTTTGTAGATGCAAGTTCTCGTAATACAAAGATGTTTAAGGAAGCGAAGCTTGACAATCCAGGTGTAGAAGTAATGCTTCACAAGGAGCTTAGATCAATGAGTTATTTAGTATCAAAGATAGAAGCTAACTATGAAGCAAGTGAATTATTAAGAGGTGGTTTAGAAGAGGTTGCAGGTATAGGAGAGATTAGTGGTTTGCCGTTTCGTGGTAAAGCAGATTATTTAAGAACAGATATGATTGTAGATGTAAAGACAACAAGTGATCTATCATCTTGGGTTTATTCTGCAAGATATAAGTGGCATTATGACGTACAAGCATATATTTATATGCAACTGTTTAATGTACAAAAGTTTGTATTTTTAGTTATAGATAAAAGCACTGGTGAGATTGGGATATATGAATGTAGTGAGGAGTCAATGGAAAAAGGAAGACAGAAGGTAGAGGTTGCTTGTAATAATTATAGAAAATATTTCTATGATAAGACTGAAAATGTAAATGAATACGTTAGAAAAGGATATATATAAAAAGAAGATTGATAAGAGTTATTATTTAACATTAAATGATTTGCTTTTAGGCGTTACATATGAGGAGCTTATACAAGATATGTTTGAGTTTGAGAAGAAAGAAATGTATGAGCTTTGTGAGGGAATAAAAAAAGCATTGTTGTATGCAGAAGAAAAGACTTATAAAGAAATAAAAATAGAAGTAGAAAATTATGAATCAAGAAACCAATCCATTGAGTATTAGCTTAGCCGACATAAAGCATTTTGTTGAGAATGAGCTAAAGATAAATATCTCAAGAAACACAAGAAAAAGAGAATATGTTTATGCAAGAGCTATATTCTTTAAACTGTGTAAAGAGTTCTCACATCAAACACTATCAAAGATAGGAGAGTTTGTAGGAAGAGATCACGCATCAGTTATACACGGACTATATGTATTTGATGTTATTGCATTACATAAGGATAGCATATTAAACTCATACACTAAAATCAGGAATGAAATATTTGAAGAGACGGAGGATGATTTAAGAAAATATAATAGAGAAAATTATTATAAAATAAAGTATGAACAACTTCTTGAAGAACATCAAGAGTTACAAAAAAGATATGATCTAACTTATGAAACGCAGAACACCACTACAGATTGAACAGTATAAAAAGAAATGGGGATTACCTCCTTACGGAGGTTTATATAATCAGGCAGCAGCCAGGTGGTGTTTAGAGAATGGGTACAAGATATATCCAGTACCTCTTCCAGGATGTATAGGAAGATGTGTTAAGTTTAATTTAGAAGTAGATTATAAGGGTGTAAAAAAGAAAGGAACTAAAGTATATACAGACAAAGAATGGTCTGATGCTATATGGAAAATATATAAGTTCTTATACGAAAAAAATGGGAAGAAAACCAAAGCAGTATAAATATGTCAAAGAGACTGACGGAAGAAGAAACAATGGACGAAAACAAGGCGTTAGAAACGTGCCTACTGTACGACCCACATCTTCTGCTGCTCTTAACGATGCCAAGCGAAAGCGAGTCGGAATCTACGCACTTAACGCAATGGCTAAAGTATTCGGATCAGAAGAAGAAGCTTGGGAATCATTAGCAGAACAAGCTAAGAGTTCTTTTCCACATCTTAAATTACTCTTTGAATATAAATATGGTAAGCCACTTGACAAACCAGAAGAGAAACAACAGAAGGTTAATATCAATATAAAGAATCTATTTACAGGCAGCCAAGAAGAAGATAAAACTATAGAATTACAAGCAGATGAAGAAGCCGACTCTGAATCCTAAATACAATGCACTTGGTAACGATACCAGGTACTTTGTAATAACAGGAGGTAGAGGAAGTGGTAAATCATTCGCTATAACCACATTTTTAGCCTTTCTAACGTTCGAACAGGGTCATAAGATACTTTTTACTCGTTATACAATGATATCTGCTGCCAATTCAATTATTCCAGAGTTCTTAGAAAAGCTTGAACTATACAATATTGTAGAGCATTTTAGAATAACTAAAGATGAGATCTTAAACATAAGTACTGGTAGCTCTATAATGTTTAAAGGTATTCGTACATCAGCAGGTAATCAGACTGCTGCATTAAAGTCGATTAGTGGGATAACTACTTGGGTGCTTGATGAAGCAGAAGAGCTAACTAAAGAAGAAGACTTTGATAAGATAGATCAGTCAGTTAGAAGTAAGTCTAAACCTAATAGGGTTATGATGATACTAAACCCTACAACAAAAGAGCATTGGATATATCAAAGATTCTTTGCAGCCAAAGGAGTTAATCCTGGAACTAATGATTGGAAAGACAATGTAACTTATATACATACTACATTTAAAGATAACATAGATAACTTATCAGAATCATTTCTACTACAGCTCGAAGATATAAGAGTCAGAAGACCAGACAGATATAATCATCAGATACTTGGTGGATGGATGGATAAGGCAGAAGGAGTAATCTTTTCTAACTGGTCTATTGGTATGTTTAATGAGGGGGCTGAATATATATATGGTCAAGACTTTGGTTTCTCTGTGGACCCAACAGTATTAATAAAAGCTGCGATACATAAAGACAGTAAAAAGATATGGATAAAAACTATGTATGCAAAGCCTGGTA